CGCCGTGGTGCGCGTCAATGGCCTTCCCGACCGAGAGCGATTTTGGGAAGCCTTGCCACTGCTGGTGCGCGCCCAAGTCTCTGATCATCCACCCGGCATCTTCCAGCCCGCAAATCAATCTATGAATGGTCCTCTGTCCGCCAAAGGCGACGATCCAGGCTCCCGGCTTGCAGACCCTAAGACACTCGCGCGCCCAGGTCACGCCCGGCACGGCAGCGTCCCACTGCTTACCCATGAAGCCGCCACCCTTGCGCCCGTCTTCGATGTCATCCCAGGTGCGGCACCGTCCATCGGGACTCAAGCCATAAGGCGGATCTGTGACGATGGCATCTATACAGTTGTCAGGCAGTGCGCGAAGCAGATCCAAGCAATCACCTTGCTGGATGTCCCAGGCCCTCATGGGCTGCCCCGGTCTGCGTGACGCACTGCGGATCGGTTCGTTGCGCTCATGCTTGCCCCTTGTCCTCACTTACCGCATCCGCTACTGCCTGAACTGCGCTGGTCAGGTCGCGTAGCATCATGCCGATATTCTCCAGCGCTCCAGGGTGCGCGCTGCCGCCCATGCCAATGCCTTCAAGTGATTCTGCTATTGAACAGAATGCACGGGCTGCATTCTCTGCTGCGGTCAATTCTTCGTCATACATGCTTGCCTCTTTCTGAGTTGTGCGCCCCACCTCTCAGTATCGTTGAGGGGAATTCGCCTGGGCGCATGGCTAGGTCACGCCAGTGGAAGAACAGACAGGCGGGGATCCACTGGATGACCGTGCGAAGGACCCCGCCTTAGGTCAAGTTTAGAAGGGTATGTCCTCCAGGCCAGCCTCGGGGTCCACAATCCCGCTACCGCGGCTTGGGGTCTCGGGGAGGGTGGGAGGCTCAGTCTCAGGCTTGGTCTCGTCCTGCGGCTGCTGGGGGCCCCGGATGAGCTGGTTGATGTGGCAGTTCGCATAGCGCTGCCCGTCCTTCGCCCGCTTCCACTCAAGTCGGACCTCAACAATGGCTCCGACGATCTCCATGATAACGGGGCCGGACTGCTCAGTGTCGGGGATCAGAAGCTCCTGGCGGTCAGGCACCCGACCAAGGACGGTGAAGAGGTCAGCCTTGACCCACCCAGCCTGCTTGGCCTGCCACTCCTCATCATCGCCAGGCTTGCCGAATGGGCTGGACATCTTGACCAGGGTGCGGCCATCGAAGGTCCCTCCCAATATGGCGAAGTCCCAGACGATGAAGAAGACTCCGGGGTATTTGCTGTCGGGTCCTGACCTGAAGAAACGCCAGCCAACGATGCGGCATCGGTGGGTTCCCTCAGGGATGGTGGGGTCGGTCCTGGTGGAGGTCTTCTCCTCCTTCGTTTTGACGGCAGCTGCGGGTGAGTCCCAGACGGCCCAAGGATCGTTCTTGTCAGTTGTCATGGCTTAGTTCTCCTTCGTTGGTGAAAGCCTTGTGGAAAGCCAGGCGGAGTGCCTGGAAGGTTGCGGGAATCTCTGGCGGGAGGTGCATCGCTCGGCGCACCTCCTCGCCCTCTTGGTTGTGGATGGCCGGCATACCGCGGCCCTTCGACTCAATGCGGAAGGCTGGGGTGTCGGTGGCCTGGGTCCGCAGCATCCTCTCCCCCGTTTCCTCATCGAGATACATGTGGAAGACGAAATCGACTGCACTGCACAGGATGAGCTTCGCCGTGTTCGGGAGGCTGACAGTCACCAGGCTTCGCCCAGTGTCCAGGACTGTGCCGTTTCGGCGTTCAGTCATGGGGACCAGCTTCTCGTGACAGAGGAAGAAGGGCAGGAGCTTGCGGCCATCTGCTGCCTGGAGATTGATCATTCGATAGATGAAGCGCGACCAGTGGGTCTTCGCCATGGCCCAGCCCTTACCTCGTGCACCGTCTCCAATGGTGGTGACGCTGAGCTGCTGGCAGACGAACTCCTCAAGCATCGCCCAGGCCCTGTCCGCTGTGTCGATGCTGATGGTGTCAAAGGAGTGGTTGGCAGTCTCCAGCTCAGTGATCACCCCTTGCAGCTCCTCCCATGTCCTGGGAGGGGGCTCCACTGCGAGCGCGTGCATCATCCGAGTGCCGCCCTCCAGGTCGATGCTCAAGCACTTCTGGAAGGTGGTGAGGAAGTAGGTCTTCCCAATGCCATGTCGGCTGAACAGGACGGCAGACGTATGTCGTAGCCCCTTTGGTTTATGTGCCGCTGTCGGCAAGATTCCGTTGATCATGATTGTGGTCTCCTTCGCAGTTCGGGGTGTGCCTCTTGGACACGGAAAGCCGAGGGACCAACGATCCCCCGACACAGGTTGAAGTAGGTGCACCGCCCGAAGTCCAAGCAGTGGCTTGAGTTGCGGATCGTCATGCCGCCGTTCTCGATTCGTAGGATGCGTTCGTGAAGCTCCCAAGCCTCGTACCACCACCGTTCGATCTGCTGGTCTGTGCGTTCGACGATGACCTGCTCAAAGTAGAATTCGGGCCGCTCCTCGTAATCAGCGACAAGGCGGTTGACATACTCCTCCAGGGTCTCGTTCTTCCTCTGGCGGATGGAGGGCTTGCGGATGATGCGGTAGACCATCTTGCGAACGCGGACTTGGTACAGCACCGAGGCAGCTGCAAGGTATGCCGAGACCTGCCAGTCGAGGTCGAGCCTCTCCAGATAGGCCGAGTCAAGCCGGGATGTGGTCTTGATCTCCAGCAGGCACAGCCCCTTGACGCCGGGCAGTTCGTAAGGCAAGAACACCCCATCGAATACCCCCTCCAGCGTGTGCTTGGTGCTTGCCTTCCCGGTTGCTGGGTTGGTGAACGGGATGATGAACTGCTCCTCGGGCGTGCTGGGCCATATCTTCCACAGCTTGAGCCCACCCTCGACCATCGCCCTCACCTTGGCGCAGTCAAGTTCCAGCGCATCCGCCTCATGCTCCAGCCATGCAGGGCCCCGGCTCTCACGCAAGCTGGCGACTGCTGCATCAGCTGACCCGACCTCGAAGCCCAGGTGGACAGCTGAGCCAATGGAGAGGGCTGGGCTTGGTGGGTCAGGGGAGACGAGCCCCTCCAGATACCGGAGCCGCATCTTCTCCTCGCAGCTCATCATCGTCCGCATCATCGATTGGGTTACTGGTCTCACCTCTCACCTCCAGTCTCGTTGGCGGTGATCAGGATGCAGCTCTCGGTGGTGGTGGTGGGTTGGGTTTCCATGGGTGCCTCCGATGGGGGGGTGGTGGGTTTCTAGGGTTCTTCTTGAAGAAGCGGGACATCAACTTCGGGCTCGTGCAGCTCCTCAAGCTCTTGAGGCCACTGGGAAAGGTCCTCATCAATCGTTTCGAGGGAGTTCATCCAGGCCTGGTACTCCAGGCCCCTCTTGCTCTCCTGCCACTCACGGCTGCGTTCAGCGAAATAGTCATCCATCAGGCCCTGGGCCTCTTCGATCCAGGCATTGAGGAGTTCGATGGTGTGGCTGAGGTCTCCAAGCTCCTCCTCTGGGTTGGGTACCTCAGCGATGGCATCGTTGTAGGCGGTGACGGAATCCTTCGCAGCCAGCTGGGCCTCGCAGACGTCAGCCATCAGCTCCTCGTATTCGGCCAATTGCTTCTTGGTGAAACGCTTCACTGTCCTTTTCTCCTGGTTGGGGTGGGTGTCTTCTCTCTGCGGCTCTGGGGGAGCCATGTGGGGGGGCGAACCTCTCGTAGGCGACAGTCTTGGGGCAGTGCCACAGGCTCTCGCACCACAGCTGAGCCCCGTCGTATGTACCGCCAGAAGAGGATCGCGCCACCCTTGACCATGTGGACCAGCCATGTCTCTCGGCTGTCCTGGCGGGCCCCTCTCATCTTCTCAATTGTCTTCCGTGTCTCATCTGGGGAGGGCAGCACCAGCACCGAATAGCCGCGCCACTTCTCCACGCTGCTAGTCTTCGTGCGCCGGTAGGTCCTGCCGGTGGTTGCCTCGTCAGCCGCCAATGCCATCGTCTTCCTCTTCCAGCTTGACAAGGACCAGGGCCCTCCGGATTGATGGCAGGGCGACCGTGGGGTCGGTTGGGTTGGTGCTGTTGTGGTCCCACGAATAGGCGTCCAGCAGCTCCTCAGTATCGGACAGAGCCTTCATCACCTCACGCCGCACCAGCTCAGGGGGCACTGCGCTTGGCCTGAGCTTCAACTCACAGACCATGCACACGGGCCCAGGTCCGTACATGGACCCGCCGCCCACGGGCAGGATGCAGCCCCACTGCTGACAGAAGCCCTTCATGCCTCCCCCCTCTCTTCCTGAGGGTCAGGGGTTTCCTTGTCGATGCACCAGTCAGGGTCGATGGTGGGAGTCCCGAGCAGGGTCCCCTTGGATACCACCCTGCTGAGGTCGTTTAGGAACCCTTTCGTCTCGCTAGCCAGGACCCCTTGGCCGAATCTCTCGCCCTTCGATGGGTGGTCACTGGGTGGCCTACTCGGACGGTCCATCATCCAGAGCAGGAGCTGGGTTGCTCGGATGAGGAGACAGCTGAGGATCTGGACCTGCTTATCGGTGAGGGTTGTGTTGCCTACGGCAACGTCTTGTAGGTGTCGGATATTGCGGTGCATGAACATGGTTGGGTTCTCCTTCGCTCCAGCCAGGACGTCTAGCCCCGGGGTGGACCCCGATCACCCAACCCCCCAGGGGGCTGGGTGTCGGCTGGTGGCTCAGGCCTCTGGGGTGATCTCAATGCCGTCCAGGTAGCGGAGGCCACGCTGCATGATGCGCGTTGCGGCCTGCTCCATCTTCCTTTGGGCCTGGAGGTCGGTCTCGTCCTGAGCTGCCAGGGTGATACCGGACACCACATTCGCCAGGTTCCGGCCCGGGAATGAGGTGTCATCCCTGGTGCCCTCGGTTGCTCTGCGGGACTGGGCTGCCGTCAGGAGGCCTTCCTTGCGGCCCCACAAGTCAAGCAGGGCGAAGGCATCATTGACTGAGACCGTGGTTGCGGTCTTGAAGTCATCGACCAGCCCAGTGGAGGACACCCGGGCAGACCTGATGGCGTCACCAAGGGCCGACTGGATCTTCTCCCCTCGGTCATTCCCGCCCGTGTGAGCCCATCTCTGGATGAAACGAGAGCTGCCCCATCCACCCATGCCGTTGAGGCATGAATAGGTGTAGAGCCCATCGCCAAACCATACTGATGACTGTCCCACCTCACCGTTGCCAATCTCGAACATGGGGACAGGGATGCGGGAGCGCACCAGCTCAGGATCTGTGGGCCTGCCATTCTTGTCGAACTTGGCCGCATCCTCCGGGTTGAGGAGGCCCCGGATCCGCATGGCATCTGGGGTCACCCTCCAGGACAGAAGAGGCAGCTCCCGGAAGGTTGGGTCCGCAGCCAGAAGCTCAACGATGTCGAGGTTGTCAAGGTTCGTGGTAAAGCCTCGCTTGCTTCCAGACAGCACCCCTCGGATGGTCCTGAAGGCTTGGCCCGGGAACTTCATGGTCCGGAAGAGGCCCCGGCTCTCAGCATGCGAGATCCGCTCCATCCAGTTGATCGTCGCCATCTTCTCACCGGTCTCATCGGTGGTCCGCTGCCTCTCAAGGAAGTCAAGACCACCAGAGCCCAGGACCTTGCTCCCGAGCTGCCGGTAGGCTCTCTTCGTCATGCTCATCGGGGTGGTCCACCCACCATCGGTGGTGCGGAAGGACCAAGCAGCCTTCCCCTTCACATAGCGAACTGCGCCTTGGTTGAAGGGTCGGACCTCATCCTCAGGGGCGAGATCTTCCATCAGGTCTCCGAGAGACTTGTGGAGCTGGTCAATCGCAAGAGGCTGGAGGGTCCCTCGCTCCTGGCGTTGGTTGAGGAGGACATCGATGTCAATGGTTGGGGATTCTGGGCGGTCAATGACTGTCACGTTGGTCATGGTCTGGTTCTCCTTCGCAGGGAGGTTAGTTGGTTGCCGGGACAGGAGCTGGCCCGGGTTGGGAAGTGGTTTGAACATCCATTCTTTACAGTTGAGAGTCCACGGCAGATCCGAAGGTCATGAGGAGAGCTTCAAGCCGTGCAATGCGGTTTCCTTGCTGTTGAATGCTGGCCTCTTGCTCCTTGATCCTCTTCTCCAGGCTGGTGATTCGCTCAACAGCAAGGTCTGCAAGCTCCTGTGCCGCCGTCTCAGCAGCCGTGGCCTTGGGGGCCCTGTCAGGGGATGCCTTGGGGGCCTTGGGGGCCTTGGCGGCCTTCTTGGTGGTCTTCACAGCAGCCACAGGGGTCCGGCCAGCCTCACCATCCCTGAGGAGGGGGAGGGTGTGCTTGGCGAGGTCCCTGAAGTGAGAGTCCTCAGCCTCAAGGGACATCTCGAAGCAGGGGTCAGTCGCCTTGACTGAGCCGCGCTTCCAACCAGAGCGACCCTCGTAGATGACCCTCGTCGCACCTTTGCCCTGGCTGGCGACGAGCCTGAGCTTGCCCGTAGAGGTGCAGACCCAGGCACCCGAGGCCTGCTGTCCGTAGGTGGACTCGGACCGGTCCGTTGTGGGGGGTGTGGCCTTCTTGGTGGGCTCAGGGGCTGGCTCCTCAGCAGCAGCCTCCTTGGCGATCTCAGCCTCAAGCACCAGCTGCTCAGCGGCTCTGGCGATAGCAGCCTCAGCAGCCTCAGCCTCAGGGTCATCCTCGAAACAAAGTTTCTCCATCGTCTCAGGGCTGTGGTGGATGAGCCAGCCCTTCGTCGCTGCTGTGTCGTATCCGTGGTGGGTCCAGGTGACGTCCCCGACATCCTCACCCGGGCCTGCTAGTTCAAGAAGGCCCGCGACAACTGCCTCAGCCAGGACCCCCCGGGCGGCTGCGTAAGACACCCCAGCAACATCAGACAGCCAGCCCAGGAAAACCCCTCGTTCAATTACCGTGTTCTCGTTGCAGGCGCTGTCTTGGGGGAGGAGGGAGAAGGCGTGGACAGCAAGCATCGGAAGAGATGTGGGCTGTGGCTCCGGGGTCTCCTTGTCAACGCAGAAGTCAACCGGCTCGCCTTGGTCAATGTGGATGGGGCCGACCATGCTGTCGTGGAGGGCATCAATGAGTTGTGCGGGGGTGGTCATGGTCTGGTTCTCCTGTTGGGTGTTGGGTGTTGGGTTGGTGGTGGCGGCCGTCTCAGGCCACCTCCGATGTGTGCCAGGCCCAGAAGCCAGCGGGGGCGCGAGATTCAAGCACCTTGCGCGCCTTGGCCTCCTCCTCAACCAGCTCCACAAGTCTCTCGGCTTGGCCGCGGAGGCGCATGGCCCGCTCCTTGGCGTCGATCAGCTCCCCAAGGAAGAGATCAAAGGCTGCAAGCCTGCAAAGCTCCTCGGGGGAGTTGAAGTGGCCGCACTCGACGCAGAACAGTCGGCCCCCCGCCTGGGGTGCCCCTGCCTGGGCTGTGCTGCACACCGCACACTCAAAACTGGTGAGGACCGTCTCAGGCCCCCTCCGAGTGGCTCAGTGTCAAGATGGTGCCCGAGTAGTCAATCATGCGCTTCCCGTCCACCCACTGAGCGTCAATGAGGCCCGCTTCGACTGCCTCCAGGATGAGGGCAGAGCCACGCTGAGGGCCGGCATCATGAACTTCGATTCCGTGCATGGTGGCTAGTCGGCTGTAGACAGCCCCCGCAGTGACAGTGCCCCCAGCAGCAGAGAGGGAAGAGATAGACTCAACGACCGCACTGATGTTCGTCTTGAGGACCGTCTCAGGCCACCTCCGCAGAGAGGGTGAGGACGGCATCAATGAGAGCCTGAGAGCCTGAGAGGCGACCCTCTCGGCCAAGGTGTCGGGCCATGGCCTGCACCTTGGCGATCTGCTCTGCGAGCGCCTGCATCTTCTCAGTGGCTATGATGCTTTCGAGGCAGGGGCGACACACATCCTGTCCATACCTGCCCCCAGGGAGGCTGAAGCTGTCGGAGGTGAGGGGGGCTTGGCATTTGTGGCAGCAGTAAATCGTGTCCGTCTTAGGCCACCTCCGCAGAGAGGCTCACTGAGTCCAGGGAGCCGTCTTCGTTCCAGACAGCGTCAGCATCAATGCCCAGGGTGGACAGTCGGTCAGCAAGGATGCGCTGTAGGCGGCTGTCCCCAGAGTGGCAGGCTTGGAGGTAGGAGAGGATCGTTTCGGTTGTGTTCATGGTCTGTTCTTCCTTGGTTGGTGTTCTCTTCGCACCCCCAAACTACTCAAACCATACGAAAGAGTCCACAACAGGACCGAAGATTTACAAAGATTTACAGAAGGCACACAAACCGCTGACAATAGGACCCCTTGACAAAGGCCCCACAATTGGGCCCTAAGTGCTTGATATTGTTGGGTTCTCTCGTTTATTGTTTCCCGGTATTGGACTATAGGCGGGACACCGAAACCCCGTGTGCGGGACCTGGGGGCCCTCTACGGGTCGCCCCTCCTGGCCCGAGAAACCGAAACTCAGTTTCCCCAGATTGAGAGGTCTAAACTTAGAGGCTCGAATTCTCAGAAACTGAAACTCAGTTTTCCCAATTGAGGAGGTCTAAACTTAGAGGTCGGATTCCTCAGAAACTGAAACTCAGTTTTCCCAGATTGAGCGCCTGAAACTTAGAGGCTCGAATTCTCAGAAACCGAAACTCAGTTTTCCCGAACCGGGCGCCCTAAAGTTAGAGGGCGGATTCTTCAGAAACCGAGTTTCAGTTTTCCCAGATTGAGAGGTCTAAACTTAGAGGCTCGAATTCTCAGAAACTGAAACTTAGTTTTCCCAGATTGAGGAGGTCTAAAGTTAGGCGCTCGATTCTTCAGAAACTGAGTTTCAGTTTTCCCAGGGTGGGCGGTCTAAAGTTAGGCGCTCGAATTCTCAGAAACCGAGTTTCAGTTCTCCCAGATTGAGAGACCTAAACTTAGAGGTCGGATTCCTCAGAAACTGAAACTCGGTTTTCCCAGATTGAGAGGTCTAAAGTTGGGCGCTCGATTCTTCAGAAACTGAAACTCAGTTTTCCCAGATCGAGAGGTCTAAACTTAGAGGTCCGTTTTTGCCTTCCAGCGGGCGTATTCCTCCAGGGCAGCCCCAAGGCCGATGTCCTGGGCCCGCTTGTCGATCCATTCCTGGTGGGTCTGGGGGAGGACCTGGCGGCTGGAGCCGATGAGCGACCAGCCAGGGCGACCGAGGCAGACATCCACGGATGGAGCTTGGCCGAAGGTCCGATGCGACTTCCACCAGTCCCCAGCAGGACAGGAACATCGAACGCAATAGTCGTAGCCCCTCCCATCCCGCACTGAGACTCGGCCCGACTGACAGCCGTGGGGGCAGTCGGGGTTCTCAGGGGGCTCATTGGTGGGACCCAGCTTCCTACGAAGCCTCCTGTGGACCCTCAGCACATCGTCCGGGGTGATATGCCCCCAGGCCTTCCCCATCTCCACCCGCTCGGAGTGTTCTGTCCTGGCCTGTCGAATGATGTCGTCCAGCTTGTCGGTCTTGATGGGCTGGAACTCACGGAGCCACACCCCAACCGTCTCAGGACTTGGAGAGCGTCCACGGCTGATGGCTTCCAGGTTGGCCCGCACAATCTTGGCTCGGTCGATGCTGTCCTTCATAGCGAAGCCCCAAGGTCAATGGCAGCAGCGATGGCCTCAGCATCAACGTCCACCTCTGTTCGTTTCTTCTTGGGTTCTGACTGGAGCAGGAGCTTGGGAAACTGCCTGCGGAGGGATGCGCCGCACATTACGTTTGACCGCCAGAAGGACCCATCGGGGTGGAGATGTGCCCACCTGATGATCCTGCTGATCTCTTCCGGCTCAGCCTCATCAAGCCGGATGAGCCTCTCAAGGAAGACGGCCCACTTCTCAAGGTGCCCCTCCTTGACCTTCTTTGCGTATTTGGGGGAGTGGGTTGCGATGGCCTGCCTCAGCTCTCCTGCAAGCCTCAAGGGATCCCCAGCTAACTTCCCCCCACCTACCTCAGGTGCGGGGCTACTAGTATCAGGATCAGGACAAGTATTAGGACTAGTATTAGGACTAGTATCAGGCCGCCCTTTGGTCTTCCTTTGGTCTTCCTTTGGTCTTCCTTTGGATGGAGTGGCCAGCAGTGCCCCATCTGGAGGGGGTGGCAGCTTGCTCGCTGTCTCATTCCGGTGGGGGTTCTGCCAGGCCGTGAACTTGGGGAGCCAGGCGAGCCGCTTACTTCCTACGGAGTAGAGGACCAGAACGCCCGCCTCCCTCAGCTCCTGGCCTAGTGTGTCAATGGAGAGCTTCGGTTCGTGTGGGAAGGTCTCCCCGTGGATTCGTAGGGGCAGCCAGCGAAGCCGACCCTCCCTGTCTGCTTGCGTCCAAAGGGCAACGAACAGCAGCCTCGCATGTGGGCTGCACCTTCCGAGGCCTTCATGGAGGAAGAAGTCGGGATTGATCAATCTCGTTCGGGCCATTACTCAGCGGTCCCGTCTGCCCTGCGGGCTGTCAGGAACTTCGCCCACCCGACGAGGTCATCTAGGTCGCCGCCCTGCTCAATAAATTGGTGCCGTAGTCGGATTTGTTCTTGAATCTTCTCACTGGACCAAGACCGGGGCCATGGCCCCTTTGTGGGTGGGGTGACATTGGCGAGGGCCTGGGTCTCCACCCAGCTGAGCAGATCGCTCCTGCGGTACCTGAGACGCCTTCCAACCCGGAATGCTGGGACCCTTCCTTCGTTGGCAAGTTCCCTGAGCTTCGCCTTGCTCATGCGTAGCAGGAGGGCTCCCTCGGCTGTGTTGAGTATCTGTTGAGGGTCTGACATTGTGCGGCTCCTTGCGCTGACTGTGGGGGCTCGGTACGATGCTAACCACCGCATAAAGCAAGCCCACATGATACAGGGCCACACAAAGGGAGTCAAAGTGATGGAACATGGCCAGCCGGCACAACACCTGGCGAAACTGGTGGCAGTTGCGAAGCTCAAGCCACACCCCAGGAACTACCGAGGACACCCTCAGGATCAGGTTGACCACATCAAGGCGAGCATCGCGGAGCATGGCTGCTATCGGAACATCGTCACTGCGGGTGACTGGACCGTGCTGGCGGGGCACGGGGTGGTCGAGGCCTGCTCTCAACTAGGGGTCAAGAAGGCTCCCGTCGTGAGGCTGGACATCGAGGCAGACAGCCCCCAGGCTCTCAAGCTACTGACAGGCGACAACGCCATCAGCGGGCTCGCCATGGACGACGACAGGGCCCTCACAGACATCCTCAAGGAGCTGTCGAAGGAGGACGACCTCCTCGGGACTGGGTTCAATGATGAGCAACTCGCAGCCCTGCTGATGGTGACGAGGACTGCCGCCGAGATTGCGGACTATGATGCTGCCGCTGAGTGGGTGGGGATGCCTGACTATGATGCGGGGACTGAGGTCTTCCGGCTGGTCGTTAGCTTCATCACCCAGGATGACCGAGAGAGGTTCGTCAACGAGGGCAGCATTGAGATCGACAAGAGGTCGGAGGCTGTGTGGTCAACCCGCTGGCCTTGGACTGAGCGGGAGGACCTGGCATCACTCAAGTTCGAGGCCCCAGATGACTGACCCACGGTATCCCGTCTACGTCATATCGAAGGGTCGGGCTGACTGCTGCCTCACGGCTCGCTTCCTGCTTGAGGATGGCTGCCCTTTCCACATTGTCATCGAGCCACAGGAGCGAGAAGAGTACGAGAAGCACTTCGCACCAGAGCTGCTGCTCGATCTGCCCTTCTCGAACCTGGGGCAGGGCTCCATCCCTGCTCGGAACTGGTGCTGGCAGCACTCGAAGGCTCAGGGTGCTGCTCGGCATTGGATATTTGACGACAACATCGCTCGCCTCAAACGACGCTATAAGGGTCGCCGGATACCCTGTGAGGCAGGTGTGGCCCTGTATCACTGCGAGGAGTTCGTTGAGAGGTACACCAACATCGCAGTCGCAGGGCTGAACTACGAGATGTTCGTGCCGACCCACATCCTCAAGCCACCGTTCCACCTCAACACGAAGGTCTACTCGTGCCTGCTCATCCAGAACGACATCGAGCAGAGGTGGCGCGGTCGATATAACGAGGACACCGACCTCTGCCTCCAGGTGCTATCAGCTGGGATGTGCACGGTGCTGTTCAATGCCTTCGTCATTGACAAGATGGGGACGGGCATCATGAAGGGGGGCAATGCGACGGAGCTGTACAGGGGCGACGGCCGGCTGGTCATGGCTCGCAGCCTCGAACGCATGTGGCCGGGGGTGGTGGAGACGAAGCGACGGTATGGCAGGCCGCAGCATGTCATCAACTGGCGCAGGTTTGACACCCCCCTCAAGCGCAGGGACGACATTGACTGGGATGCCATCGAGCAGGCTGCACCGAGGATGAGACTCAGGCAGAGGGGCAAGGTCAAGAGTGCCGTCGTGCAGCGCATCAAACGAGGGCACGACAGTGGCTGAGGAGTGGCGGGCAGTCATACCAGGACCCCCCATTGGCAAGGGTAGACCCAGGACCACCACCCGTGGGGGAGCTGTCCGCACCTACACGCCCAAGAAGACAGCCCACTGGGAAGCGTTCGCAGCCTCCATCCTCATGGACCACTGGAGGAGGTCCCCCCTGAGCTGCCCGACAAGTGCGAGCGTCCTGGCCCTCTTCCCCAGGCCACAGCGGATGATCTGGAAGACCAAGCCAATGGAGCGAGAGCCCTACTGTCAGAAGCCCGACCTTGACAATGTGGTCAAGGCCATCCTCGATGCAGCTGAGAAGGCTGGGGTCCTGATGGACGACAAGGTCGTGTGGTCAGTTGACTGCGTTGCCCTCTACTGCTCGGGGGACGAATCTCCTCGGGTGGAGCTTCACCTTGGGTGGTAGCGTCAGGCGGGACCAGATCCAGACCCTATAGAGGAAGACAGTGACCAAGAAGGACGAGCGATACAGGCGGATCTCCGTGCTTGAGCAAGCCATCGCTGAGCGGGGCTGGAGCCTCCAGCTCAAGCGGGCAGTGGCCAGGGAGTTCGGGGTCACCACCAGGACGGTGGACAGGTACAAGGCCGAGCTGATCCGGGTCTACAGACGGGAGCTTGAGGGTGATGAGCTTGAGGCCCAGCGGGCTGACTTCATCGGCAGGCTTCGTGGGCACCAGAGGGCATGCCTATCAACGGGCCGAATGGGCCCCCTGGCATCGATGATGAGCCTGGAGGCACGGATCTTAGGGGTGGAGGCTCCCGTGGAGGTTGGGTCCTCCTCTCCGGTGGAGGTGGTCCTCAGGATGCCGGTGAGCGATGATCAGTCCTAGGAAGCTGGAGGTCGGCTACTCCCCTTTCGGAGCCCAGGTAACAGCCCACAGGGCCCCGGAGGATACGGTCTTCCTCGCTGGTGGGTGGGGCTCTGGCAAGACGTGGTGGCTACTTGCTGAGGCCCTTCGCAACACCATCCGGAACCCTGGCCTGCCTGGTGTGCTGGTCTCCCCGACCTTCCCCCTCCAGCGGAGAACCCTCTACCGAGCCATCATAGACCTCTTCCCTGAGGCCACCAGATGGCCGAGTGGGGCAGCTGGTGCGGGGGACTGTCTTGGCCCCATGGTCCGTGAGTGGTCAGCTCGGGATCGGGTGCTGACGATGTGGAATGGGGCGGAGTGGTGCTTCGCATCTGCTGAGAATCCAGGCTCGCTTGAGGGAGCCACGTTCGCATGGGGCTGCATGGATGAGCCCAGGCTCATCCGCCATGAGGCTTGGCGCATCTTCAACTCCCGGATCCGTGACACACGCTCCACCAAGCTGAGACGCTCAGTCGCTGGTGTGCCGTCCATGGGTTGGCTGTGGGAGGAGTTCGGCAAGCCACTGCCCAACCGGCTGCTGGTCAAGGCCAGGACTGCCGACAACCCCCACCTCCCACCTCGCTACATTGAGAGCTTGAACCTCTCAGACAAGCTGGCCCGGGCCTACCTTGAGGGCGACTTCGTGGTGCTGTCTGGGGTGGTGTATTGGACCTACGACCCCAGCGGCCCCAGTGTGGTGGATGTGCTGCCTGACCCCAGCCTAGCCACCTACGGGGCCCTGGACTTCGGGGGCAGGCGTCCAGCCTTCATGGTCATCCAGGACGTGCCAGGGCTGGGCGAGGTCATCGTGGAGGAGGTCTGCGTCTCGGACACCCTGGAGCAGGTCCATGCGAACCAATGTGCGGAGCTGCTGCGGAGCTATGGCCTCACCCTCCTCGACTGCTACTGCGACCCGGCTGGGAAGGCCAGGAACGCCCAGACAGGCCTGAACTCAGTGGGAGTCTACGAGCAGACCTTCCGGGCTGCTGGTGTCCTGTCGGGCCAGCTCCTCTACAGCCTGAACCAGATCGAACGGCACATCCCCAACGGTGTGGAGGCTACTCGGGCTAGGTTCCAGGACCACACCGGAGCAAGGCACCTATTTGTTGCGAAGGCCCTGACTGACACCGGGAGGACGAGCCGCTATCCGGCTGGGGTGCTGGGTGTCCATGGGTCCCTGATGTCCTACCGCTACCCTGACAAGGCCGTGGGCAACATGCCTCGGAAGACGGGCGAGGATGACCACTTCCCAGATGCACTCCGCTATTACGTAGTCGGGCGCCACGGTGTTGTGGAACAGCCAGACATCGCCGGCATGAACGAGATGGCTACCCAGGTCCCTGCCATCCGCTATGGTGGCCTAGAATTCTCGCCGGAGGACTACTACCAGTGACGAACGAGCCGACTCCTGACCAGTGGGCCAAGCTGGGCCCGCTCTACGTGACCCACGAGCAGGCCAGGGAAGCGGAGGCCTCAGGCCACGCCCTTCGCATCTACCCCGAGGGGTTGGAGGCCCTGGCGAGCTACGATCAGATGCCGAAGTCGGCTAGCGCCTCGATGATGAGGGACCGGCTGTCGTCGGTTGGCACGTATCCCACCGGCGGGATCGTGGACATGCAGGCCAACCCGCAGATCCGGCCTGACGTCTGGCGTGGGTACCAGGATCAGGTGGGCCTCGTAGACCAGATGAGGCAAGGCGACGCCGTAATTAAGGCGATCACCCTCGCGTGGTGCCTTCCGATTATCCGAAGCCACTGGAAGATCGAGCCCGGCGGAGAGGACCGCCAGGCCCTAGAGGAGGCCGAGTTCATCCGGGCCAATCTCTTCGAGTACGTGCGCGGGGGCTTCTACCAGTTCGTTGAGCAGGCCGTGTCGGCGGTCTGGCGCGGGTTCAGCCTATTCGAGATCGTGGCCCGCTTCGAC